AGGAAGGTGATGAATGGTCCGAGTTCGATGACTTAAAGGTGGGTGACGATACATATGACCTTACGGGCGAGAAAGACTACGACAAAGTAGTGAAAGTTTACAAGCTCCTTAAAGATGATGACAATGTTGTTGTTAAGAAAGATGGTGACAAAGTTACTCTTAAGGACGGTGCTAACGACGCTGAATATGTAATTGACCTTGGAACCGAGGAAGGTGACGAGGAACCTGTCGCAGAAGACAGCCTGAACGAAAGCGATGATAACATCGCAGCAGTTCCAAATATTAACAAAGAGAACAAGAAAAAACGTAAGACAATGAAAGAAAATAAAGAGAAAATATTCGAGGTTGACCTTGGGTATACAGACAACTACCAGAAAAAGGACCCTATGGATACCAACCTTTCCATGAACGAGCCTGGTAAGGGCAAGGATTGGGATAAAGGGCTTCCAAAAGGTAAAGAAAAACCTTGGGCTGGCAGCAAAACCAAGAGTGCAGGTGACCCTTATGGTGAAGGTGAGAAAGTAAACGAGGGAGAAGAATTCCAGGATATCACTGAGCCAGACAAGGAACAGCCAATGGAAGAAGCTACCAACGTGGGCGGCGCAGTACAGCAAAGAGGTGCTGGAAAGAGCAAAGTTCCTGCCGGACGCGAAGAGTATGTTCCAGATGGTACCCGTCACGCAACTTTTGGTGCTGATTACAAAGAGGTAAAACTTGCAGAGTCTATTCTTGCTAAATCCGAGGCTATCCTTAAGGAAAACAAGGAACTCAAGGAAACTCTTGTTAAAGTTAAGTCTGCACTCCAGGAGGCACTTATGGTCAACGTGAATCTTGGTAAGGTTACAAAACTATTCCTCGAGAACACCACTACTAAGAAAGAGAAAGTGGACATCATTAACCGCTTCAACGAAGCAAAAACTATTGACCAGTCTAACGCACTTTATGAGTCCATTAAACGTGAACTCAACAACGCAAAGCAGAGCGTCATGCTCGAGAACAAGTCTATGACTGCTAAAGGTTCAGAGGCTATCAATGAGAACAAAATCTACGAAGCACCTGAATTTGGCTCCATGAGAGACTTCATCAAGAGAATGGAAAACTGCTAAAAAACAAAGAAAATAACAAAAAACAATAGAAAACAATTATGAGAGATTTCTTAACAAGCGGTCAAGTCGGTACTATCGAATTGAACGAACAGAGAAAAATTAGACAACAGATTACTGAGCGTTGGGACAAACTCGGCATGACCGAAGGTCTCAAAGGACTCGTAAAGGAAAATATCGCTACCCTCTATGAGAACGAGGCAAAGCAGCTTCTTTCTGAGGCTACTGACGCTAACAACAGTGGTTCTTTCGAGACTGTGGTATTCCCTATCATCCGCCGTGTCTTCAGCAAACTCCTTGCTAACGACATCGTGTCCGTGCAGGCAATGAACCTCCCAGTGGGTCGTTTGTTCTTCATGCTTCCTGTTACCAGTGAAAGAAAGTGGTCTTCTGACAAAATTGAAGACGGTGTAACCGCTTCTCACAATGGCCTTATGGGTTATGAGAGAACCGACCGTCGTAACGGTAACAAGTGGAACCGCTTCTATCTTCCTGATGAGGTAGTTAACGGTATGGAGTTCTCATACACCACCGCTGATGGTGCTACCGGAACTTCTGAGACCTACGACGAAGCAGTTGCTGCTGCTGGTGTTGGTGGTCACGTGGAGCAGACCAACCCTGAGGTTGTGCGCTACATGAAGAAGAGCCTCTACGACCTCTTCTACAACGACTTCCTTTATGATAACTCTAAGGGTAAAATCCACATCAAGGTGGGTGACGTTACTCCTATGGGCTTCATCAAAGGCGAACTCGTAGAACTTACTGATGCAAGTCAGATTAAACTTTATGGTGATGGTTCCGTACGTAACATCATCGTTAAAGTTGGTGGTTTCTCATCTTTCAACGCTGGTAAGCTTACCGGTCCTGATGGAAACGAAATGGATACTGAAGCCTTCCTCGCTTCCCTTAAAGTTGTTGCTGCTAAAGCAATCGGCGAGGCTTCTGCTGATACCGCTTCCTTCGCTGAAGGCGATAACATCAACTTCCGCGTAGTTACCCAGAAATATGGTAAGGGTATCGTTGAATACGCTTCTGCTTGCGACGCCGAAGGTTGCATCTACATCGACCTCGACCTCTCAAAGCCTGTGAAGAAACAGGGTGCTTCTATCGACGGTTACGTTGGTGTTGCTCTCGAGGACATTGAAAGTGTTATCGACGACGCTAAGAGCCTCTTCAAGGCTGCATGGTGCCAGTACGATTCACTCGAACTCGAAACCGAAATGGGTGAAGTTTCCTTCAAGCTTGAAAGCGTGACTGTTTCCGTTGAGGAACGTAAACTCCGTGCTACCTGGTCTCCAGAACTTGCACAGGACGTGAATGCTTTCCACAACATTGACGCTGAGGCTGAGCTCACCGCTCTCCTTTCTGAGCAGATTGCTGCTGAAATCGACCGTGAAATCCTCCGTGACCTTCGTAAGGCTGCTCCATGGCAGGCTCGTTGGGACTACAACGGCTGGAGACGTGCTGCTGGTTTCTCAACCAACTACACTCAGAAAGACTGGAACCAGATGCTCATGACCAAGGTTAA